CGGCGTTCCACGTCAACGAGGTCATCACGCTGGACTCCGAGCGGATGCTGGTAGTCGACGTGACAGGAAACAACCTCACGGTCATCCGGGCCTGGGACGGTACCGTCCTCGCCACGCACACCGGGTCGACGATTTACGTCAGCAGACTCCTCACCGTGGTCCGCGGTTCGCAGGGGACGACTGCGGCGACGCACAGCAACGCAGACGTCGTATCAGTTCACGCTGTGCCGTCTCTCATCAAGCAGCTGACCGTAGGTGAGGCAGTTGCTTCACTGACGCAGGAGGCGGGCGCGTATGCCCGTTCTCAGGGATACGGAGAGAACACGCAGACCAACATCGGACAGGGTCTCGACGCCATCCGCAAGCAGGCCGTCGCCCTGTACGCCCGCTACGGCAGGAAGCGGGCGATCTGATGAACGACGTCCGTATCGCGGGACCGCTGTTCAGCGGTCGGGCCGCAGCTGAGACCGAAGTCATGACCGTCGACATCGAGCGAGAGATCGCCGAAGACGCCGTGAACCGAGTCAAGGACAGGCTCGGCGAAGTCCTTCAGAACCCCACGGGCTACTACGAGTCTCAGATTCAGACGGACCGCTCAAGCGATGGCGGGTACCGCGTCACGGACGGCGGGGTGATCTACGGGCCCTGGCTCGAAGGCGTCTCGACCCGAAACCAGACCACCAGGTTCAAGGGCTACTTCACATTCCGCGAAGTCTCTCAGCAGATCGGTGACAAGGCAGAACACCACGCCAACTCGATCGCCATCAAGCACATGGGGGCGATGAACTGATGGACGTCGCAACCATCGTCAGCCAGCTGACAAGCCACGCAAAGAAGACCGGGCTGTTCACCAGCGTCAACACGCACGAGCCGAAGAGCGCCCCGGCCAACGGCCTGACCTGCTGCATCTGGGCCGAGACCATCGGTCCCGTAAAGGGCGGCAGCGGTCTGGACATCACCTCGGCCTACGTCGTGATGAGCGTGCGGATCTACATGAGCATGCTTCAGCAGCCGTACGACGCCATCGACCCGAAGATGATCCAGGCCGTCGACAAGATGATGTCCGAGTACAGCGGCTCCTTCACCCTCGGCGGAAACGTACGGGCGGTTGACCTGTTTGGCATGTATGGAACAAGCCTCAGCTCCCGGGCCGGATACATCAACCAGGACGGAAAGATGTACCGGATCGTCACGATCTCACTCCCTCTGATCATCAACGACACCTGGACAGAGTCCCCGTGAACCACTCGTCCGAAAGGAGGACTAAGTGAGCAAGACAACCGGACTCGGGTCGAGCTTCTTCATCGGCGGCTATGACCTCAGCGGCGACGTAACCGCCCTCAGTGGCGTCAACACTCCCATCGCCACCCTGGACGTCACTGCCATCAACAAGAGCGCCCATGAGCGGCTCCTGGGCCTTGCAGACGGCGCTATGAGCGTCAACACGGTCTTCAACCCAGCCACTGGTCAGGCGCAGAAAGTCCTCTCGGCGATGCCTCGGACGGACACCATCGCGTCGTTCTACGTCGGTAACGCGCTGGGCAACGCCGCAGCCTCCATCAACGCCAAGGAGGTCAGCTACGCCCCAACCCGTGCCCAGGACGGGATGCTCAGCAGCGTCACCGAGCTGCAGGCCAACAGCTACGGCCTTGAGTGGGGATACCAGCTGACCGCTGGCGTACGGACCGACACCGCGGCCACCAACGGCACCGGTGTCGTCATGACGGCCACCGGCGAGAACTACCTGAAGCTTCCTGGCACTTCGGGTAACTACGCCAGCACTCCAGACGCCGCGGCCCTGGACATCACCGGCGACATCGACATCAGGGTCCGCGTCGCCATGGACGACTGGACCCCGACCACAGACCAGTGCGTCCTGGCTAAGTACAACACCACGGGCAACCAGCGGTCCTACAACCTGCACGTCCTGACGACTGGTGCACTGAACTTCCAGTGGTCGAACGACGGCACCGTCCAGAACACCAAGACCAGCACCTCGACGGTCAGCTTCACGGACGGAACTGCGCACTGGATCCGCGCCACTCTCGACGTGGACAACGGCGCCACCGGAAACACCGTCACCTTTTACACCAGCGAGGACGGGTCCACTTGGACCCAGCTCGGTAACCCTGTCGTCACAGCTGGAACGACCAGCATCTTCGCAAGCACGGCCATCCTGGAGCTCGGCTCCAAGCAGACCGGAACGGCAGCGAACGCTGCGTGCAAGATCTTCCAGGCACAGGTACTCAACGGCATTGGCGGAACGGTCGTAGCCAACCCCGTGGTCGGCACCTCGTCCATCACGGACTCTGCTGGCCTCACGTGGACGGTCAACGGGGCAAGCTCCTACATCTCCGCACAGACTCCATACGGTCTTCAGGCGTATCTGCAGGTCACCGCATTCACCGGAACCGACGTGACTATCAAGCTGCAGTCCTCCGCTGACAACGGGGTCCTCGACGCCTGGTCGGACATCACCGGGGCATCATTCACTTCGGTAACTACGGCTCCTCAGGCACAGCGCATTGCCACCTCGGCAACGCTTCCCATCGAGAAGTACATACGTGCTGTGACCACGACTTCCGGCGGATTCACGAGCTGCTCATTCGCCGTGATGTACGTACGGAACAAGGCGGCGGTGAGCTTCTGATGTTCCGAATCGACCCCCAGGGCCAGGTCCACCAGTACCAGACCTACGAGATCCGAGCAGGCCGGGACATCGACGTTGTCGCAGCCTGCCACGAGGTCGGATGCCCTCACTGGACCAAGGGCTGGGAAACCTCCGTGGACGAGTTCACGGACCTCGGAAAGGCTCAGGCCGAGTACATCAGAACCAAATGCGGACGGACCTTCAAGGAGATGAAGAGAGGAGACGGCAAGACCGTCTTCATCTTCGAACCGCACCAGCGATGCTTCCGAGAGCACCGCACCAAGGCGGACATCTTCATCCGCCGACACGGAGATTTCCGAGGGAACCCATCGGGTCAGGCGTTCCGCCACACGAACGCCATCGAATGGTTCGAGGATCTCGCGGAAAACCAGCAGCGCCTTAACGAGGCCATCCAGAAGGGATAAACGTCATGGCAAAGACGACGGGCCTCGGGGCCGTCATCACCATCGACAACTCCAGCGGCACCCCAGTGGCCATCTCCAACGACGTTCTCGACTTCCAGTTCTCGACCCCCATGGCGGTCCAGGACGTTACGGGCGTCGACAAGTCCGCACACGAGCGGCTGCTTCTGCTTGCTGACGCAAGCGCTACCTTCAACGGCGTTTTCAACAGCGCCGCAAGCCAGTCCCACTCGGTGTTCAGCGACGTCGCTTCCACCCGTGTCACCCGTACGGTGAAGATCCAGCCGACTTCTGGATCGACCCCGTACCTGCAGATGGAAATGCTGCTCACGGACTACGCGATCAACCGATCGAACACTGGTGAACTTACGTGGAGTGTTCCTGCAGCGCTGCAGGACGGCACTTCGCCTACTTGGAGCTGATCACCAATGGCCGGGTACAAGCCGCAGCGGAAGCTGTACAGGTTGAAGTTCGCCGACGAGGCGTTCGAGGGCCTGGAAGTCACCATGACGTCCGCCTCCATCGGAACTCTCATGGAAATCCAGGCCCTCGAAGTCGACGCGAAGGACAAGGAAAACCCTGGGGGTGTCGACTCCTTCATCAAGATGGTGTCGATCTTCAGCAAGTCCATAGTTCAGTGGAACCTGCTCGACCAGGACGACAATCCACTTCCAAAGACCGTCGAAGGAATCAAGACCCTCGACACCGACTTCGTCATGACGATCATCGGCGCGTGGATCGAAGCGATTAGCGCGGTATCTGACCCTTTGGGAAAGAACTCACCCTCTGGAGAGAAGTCCCTGGAGCTGTCACTGCCGATGGAAGAACCGTCACAGAGCCAGACGAGCTGAAGAGGGCAAAGCTCCTCCTTGGCATTCTTCAGAGGTTTTCCGGCTACACCCTGACAACACTGCTGGAAGAGGACGCAGAACTGTTCCAGCTCCTGACGATCGAGGCCATGGGAAGGAGGCAGGACGATGACGAATATCGTGGAGATTCTGGTTACGGCCCGGAACCTGGCCCGTCCAGCTCTCGATGAGGCAACCGCCAACGCCCGTGGCCTCGGCGGGGTCATGGGGAAGATGGCCCAGGTATCCACCGTGGCCCTGGCCGGAATCGCCGTGGCGTCCGTGAAGATGGCTGGTGACTTCGAATCCTCCACCACCCGCCTCATCACCAGCGCCGGTGAGTCGCACAAGAACATCGACATGGTCCGCAAGGGCATGCTCGACATGGCCGGACAGGTCGGCTACAGCGCCAACGAACTTGCCAAGGGCATGTACACCGTGGAGTCCGCGGGATACCACGGTGCTGACGGCCTGAAGGTTCTGAAGGCCGCTGCCCAGGGAGCGAAGGACGAGAACGCCGACCTGGGAACCGTGGCCAACGCTGTCACGGACGCCTTGACGGACTACCACCTCAAGGCGTCCGACAGTGCCAACGTCACCAGCCAGCTGGTGAAGGCTGTCTCCTTCGGCAAGACGACCTTCGAAGAGTTCTCCGGGTCGATGTCCACGGTGCTTCCGCTTGCTGGAACATTGCACATCAAGTTGGCCGACGTCACCGGCGTCATGGCAACTATGACCGCTCACGGCGTCTCTGCTGCCCAGGCCAGCCAGAACATTGCCAACGCGATGCGTCACCTGGCCTCCCCCACAGGCACGATGGAAGACGAGTTCAAGAAGCTCGGAATCTCCACCAAGGAGGTTACCGAGAAGCTGTCAAAGGACGGCCTCCAAGGGACCATGGAGTTCCTGTCGAAGACCGCCGAGAAGGCCGGGAAGATCGGTACCCCTGCGTACACCCAGGCCCTCTACAAGCTCATGGGATCCGCGGCCGGTCTGAACGTTGCCCTGCAGACCACCGGAGAGAACTCCGCCCAGGCCCAGAAGGCGATCAAGGGAATCGGCGAGGCCAGCGCCGACTCCAAGGGCAACGTCGAGGGCTTCTCCGACATGCAAAAGACCTTCAAGCAGAGGGTCGATCAGCTCAAGGCATCGTTCGAGTCCCTGATGATCACCATCGGCAACAAGCTCATGCCGATCATGTCCGGAGTCGTCGACTTCTTCAACAAGCACCAGACGGTCTTCGAGGTTCTGCTGGGAACGATCGGCGGACTCATCATCGCCCTCACGACGTACTCCCTCGTCATGAAGACCGTGGAGCTTGTCACAGCCGCCTGGACGGCCGCTCAGTGGCTCCTGAACGCCGCCATGGATGCCAACCCCATCGGACTTGTGGTGCTCGCCATCGCGGCCCTCGCAGCGGGTCTCGTGTACGCCTGGAAGCACAGCGAGACGTTCCGCAACGTCGTCAAGGACACCTTCGACGGCGTGAAGGTAGCCGTATCTTTCGCCATCGGTATCGTCCTGAAGGTCTTGAAGGGACTAGTCGACGCCTGGCTGTTCATGGCCGGTGAATTTCTGCATGGTGCCGCTAAGGCGTTCGGATGGATCCCGGGTATCGGCAGCAAGCTGAAGGCTGCCGACAGAGCTTTCGGAGATCTCCGAAGGGGAGTTGACGACAAGTTCAACGCCATGATCCACAAGACTGACGACTGGAGGAAGTCCGCCGAGAAGGCTTTCGTGGAGCGGCATCTCAAGGCGAACATATCCGACTGGCAGTCGAAGCTCGACGCCGCCAAGAAGAAGCTGGCAACCGTTCCTAATTCCAAGAAGGCGGCACTTCTGGCGGACATCAAGGATCTTCAGAAGAAGATCAGAGCCGCCAAGGAGTCGATTGACAGCCTGCACAACAAGGTTGTCACCATTACCTACAATGGAGTCGTGCAGGGAACGGTAAGCAATCACCAGTACACGTCTGGTCTTGGTTACCAGTACGCGCATGGCGGTGTCGTTGGTGCCGCCGCATCTGGAGGTTCCCGTAACGGTCTTGTCCTTGTCGGAGAGCACGGTCCGGAGCTGGTGAAACTTCCCAGCGGATCCACCGTGCACAGCAACCCCGACACACAGAGAATGTTCGGAATGGGACGACAGGCACACCACGTGGTGCTGGAAATCCACTCGGGCGGATCGCGTCTGGATGACGCTATTGTTGAGATCATCCGAAAGTCCGTACGCACCCGCGGCGGAAATGTCCAGCTGGCCCTCGGGAGGAACTGATGAGCACCAATTTTCCCTCCGGCCTCGACACGTTCACCACGCCGTCGGGATCGTCAACTCTCGGTGGGTCAACTCCAACGCATACTTCCCTGCACACCAATGTCGGAGACTCGGTGGCAGCCCTGGAAGCGAAGGTTGGTATTGACAACTCTGCGGTGACCACGTCACTGGACTATCGGGTCAATAAGATCGAGAACGCCACTGACAGGTCCAGTACTATCGTCATCAGCACTGCCAGCTCAGCAACCGCTGGTACTGCCATCAATGCGGCCATTTCTGCACTTCCCGCCAACGGCGGAACAATCATCATCCCAGCCGGAACCTGGACAGTCGACACCGCCATCCTCATCTCCAAGGACGGCGTGATCATTCGCGGTGCCACAAACTTCGGAACGATTCTCAGCTTCGACGGATCCTCTATCGCTGCGTGCATCAAGATGACAGACACCACGCAGCGCACCTGCGTTATCGAGGATCTGCGAATTCAGTCTTCTTCCAACGGCAACGGTACGGCGATCGACGCTTCGTACTTCACCAACTCCACCTTCCGCAACCTGCGCATTGGTGGAACAGCGGTGAACTGCAACAAAGGCATCGACTTCAACGCGATCGGCTCGTACTACAACCAGGTAGAGAACTGCCGAATCTCGGTGTCCGGGACGAACTCCGTCTGCATCCGATTCACGAACACCTCCAACAGCAACGCGGTGACCAACTGCCGCCTGCTGGGCGACAACACAAACACCGTCGGTGTATCCGTCGACAGCCACGCCATCAGCATCCGGCACATCGACATGGAAACCGACTTCCTCATCGCCATCGATGTCACGAGCAACGGCCACGACTGTACGGTCATCGCGCCGTACATCGAGGCGGGAGAAACCGGAATCCGGCTGGCGTCGACCGTGGAGGCGTTCACCTGCATCGGTGGCGTGATCATCGACTGCGCGGTAGCGAACATCACGGACAACGGAGCCAAGGACCCGGCCTTCTACAACGTCCGCGTCCAGTACGAGCCATACACGTCAATGACCGTACGATCCACGGCCTTCCCCAGCTCCTACCCAGTGCCGGGGAACTTCGCCGCGCCCCAGGACCACGGGCTGGAGGCGTGGTCGGTGGACCCGTCGCGGGCCTCGTCCTCGACACTGCTGACGAACGGCACGCAGTACTTCGCGGCGCTGTACGTCCGCAACCGGGTCACCATCACCAAGCTGCACTTCCTGGTCGGCACCGCGGCCGTCACGGCGACGGCGGGACAGAACTGGATAGGCATCTACAACAGCTCGGGCACCAAGCTGGCCGACGTCGGCATCGACTCGCTGGTCACAGCGGCCGGTCCGCAGGTGGCAACCATCTCCTCGACCACGCTGACTCCGGGCATCTACTGGATCGGGTTCGTCTGCAACGCGGCCACAGCTGTCACGCTGGCCCGCGCGGGCGGAATCAGCGCGGCGGGCAACTCGATGAACCTGACGGCTGCGAACCTCCGGTTCTTCGTCAACGGCACCGGAAAGACGACACTGGACGCCTCCATCACTCCTGCCTCGAACACAGTCACGGGCTCCGTGGCCTTCTGCACGGCGGTGGCACAGTGACCACCTGGAACAGTTCTAGCGACACCTGGAACAGCCTCACGGAGACATGGGGTGCCGTCTTCCCACAGGTTCCGCTCGACCTGACGGCCCAGATGTACATCGACGGTGCCTGGCAGGACGTCACCTCCTATGTGTACGGCGGGGACAGAGACAGCGTCACCATCACTCGCGGACGTGCGTCCGAGGGAACTAAGGTCGATCGTTCCACCTGCACCTTCACCTTGAACAACCGCGACGGACGGTGGTCCCCACGAAACCCGACAGGTCCGTACTACGGAAAGATCGGTCGTAACACCCCATTCCGCATCAGGAAGACCCCACACTCCGACGGGTACGCGCTGCTTCCCGTGCGCGGAGACACCATGACGACTCCGGACTCCGCCGCCCTCTCCATCACCGGCGACATGGAGATCCAGATCGACTTCAGCAGCCTGTCCTGGTCAACTTCCATGGACCTTGCCTCGAAGTACACGGTCAGCGGAAACCAGTGCTCGTGGGCCCTTTGGGTGAACAGCGACCTCACGATCAGCTTCCGGTGGTCTACGGACGGCTCCACGACCATCACCAAGACGTCCACCGCGTCCTTCACGCAGCCCACCAACAACCGGATCGCCCTCAAGGTGACCTTGGACGTCGACAACGGCTCCGCGGGGAACGACGTAAAGTTCTACACGGCTTCAGACATCAACTCCCCGTGGACACAGCTCGGCTCAACGGTCACCACGGCAGGCACCACGTCGATATTCGACTCGACCTCGCCCCTCGTCATCGGGGACAACACTGATCTCACCAACAACGGCCTGTTCGGTGGTGTCTACAACTTCAGCCTGTACAGCGGCATCGGCGGAACCCTGAAGGCGGGAACCATCTTCGCCGGTGAGCCGGACGAGGACACCACCTACACCGACTCGCTCGGCAACGTCTGGACGCTGTCCACGAACGTCACCTTCGTCGACCCCGGAATCCGCTTCCGGGGCGAGATGACGGAGTGGCCACAGAAGTGGGACGTCAGCGGCCACGACGTGTACGTTCCAGCAACCGCGTCAGGGGTTCTTAGGCGCATCGGTCAAGGTGCAAGCCCGCTCAAATCCACCATGTACCGGGGCATAACGTTCCTTGATCACCAGCCCGTGGCGTACTGGCCCTGCGAAGACGGAACCGAAGCCACGGAAATCGCATCTGGTCTCAGCGGTGGGTCTTCGATGACCGTCTCCGGAACACCGACCATGTCCAGCTACGACGGGTTCAAGTGCTCGGCCAGCCTCCCGCTGCTATCCCAGAGCGAATGGAACGGATTCGTACCCGACTACACCAGCACGGGCGACCTGCAGACACGGTTCTTGATGCACGTCCCTTCTGGCGGATCAGTTGACGGCCAGACCATCATGCGGATCAACACCACCGGAGACACCGCCAAGTGGGAGCTGGACTACGGAACTGGCGGAACCCTTGCACTGCGCTCCTACGATGCTGACGGGTTCCTGCTCTCCGACTCAGGGAACGTGACCTTCGCAGTCAACGGAGAGCTCCTTCGAGTTTCCGTGGAACTGATCCAGAGCGGCACAGATGTCATCTGGACCATCGTCACTCTCCAGGTGGGGCAGACCAGTGGACTGGAGTTCACCGGAACGCTCGGCCTTACCAACGTTGGAAAGATCAGCTCCGTCACCGTCAGCCCTGGCGGAGGCATCGACGATGTGTCCATCGGTCACATATCGGTGCATAACGAGGTCACCTCGATCTTCGACCTCTCGGACGAGCTGAACGCCTACCGCGGAGAGCGCGCCGGTACCCGGATTGCCCGACTGTGCGCCGAAGAAGGCATCCCGTTCCGCGCGGACGGCAACCCTACCGACTGCACACAGATGAACTACCAGCTCCCTGACACGCTGGTGAACCTGCTGCACGAGTGCGAGGACACCGACCTCGGCATCCTCTACGAGCCCCGCGACCGATTCGGCCTGGCGTACCGCAACCGGGCCCGCCTGTACAACCAGGACCCCAGCCTGACCCTGGACTACGCGGCGGCCGACCTGTCCAGCATCGAGCCCCTGGACGACGACTCGTACGTCACCAACGACGTCACCGTGACGAAGAAGAACGGATCGTCCGCCAGGGCAGTACTGGAGAGCGGAACGTTGTCAGTTCAGCTTCCTCCGAACGGGATCGGACGGTATGACACGTCCATAGAGATCAACATCCTGTCCGAGATCGAGCTGCAGCAGCACGCCGGATGGCGGCTGCACCTTGGCACGGTCGACGAGGCCCGCTACCCGGTTCTGGCGGTCGACCTTTCGCGTACGAACTTCACCAGCAACACCACGCTTGCAAGGAACGCTGAAGACCTTGAGATCGGCCGCAGGGTGGCCGTGAGCAACCCGCCAAGCTGGCTGCCGCCCGATTCCATCACCCAGCAGACGCAGGGCTTCACAGAGGTGCTGGGCAACTTCACGCACACGATCTCCGTGAACTGCACGCCGGAGTCTCCCTGGCGGGTCGCCATCTACGACACGGACCGATATTCGTCCGACGGGTCGACCCTCAACACCAGCGCGACCTCTGGGGACACCAGCCTGTCGGTCAGCACACCGTCCGGCCCCCTGTGGGGACACAACGACGGCGACTTCAACATCCGCGTCGGCGGCGAAGTCATGACGGTAACTGCGGTGTCCGGGACGGTCAGCCCGCAGACCTTCACCGTGACCCGGTCCGTCAACGGTGTCGTGAAGTCACAAACCGCCGGTACCACGGTCGAGCTCGACCAGCCCGCCTACTACGCAATCTGAGGGGGATCTATGCCTTCTGCTGGCGACATCGTCCACGCAAGCGACGTCATCCAGGACACGTGGACGTCGTACAACCCGTCCTGGACGGCCACCGTGTCCAACCCGTCCATAGGCACCGGAACCCTGACGGGCCGGTACATGCAGGTCGGGTCCCTGGTCTGGGTGTTCATCAAGATGACGGCCGGTTCGACAACGACCTTCGGGTCTGGACTGTGGCGCTTCTCGCTGCCGGTAACTCCGGCAGTCGACGCGCTACTCCCGTCCACCGTGAGCGACAACTCAACGTCTTTCAGGTACCCGGCGATGACGCGCATCATCCTGTCGTCCACCACCGGCGACAATATGCGCATCCACGTTGACGGAGGATACTCGGGCGTCTCTTCCACGGC